AGCTTCCTGCGTAGCTTCTTCGACTTAGCGACCGTACCAACCATCGAGACGCTCGTCGCTCCGATGCCAGCCTCGATGATGCCCGTGTTGTAGTTCGACAGCTCGCTCGGGGTGTAGAGCTCCTGGCTGGCGCGGGACAGGCTCGGGTTCTTGCCGATGTGGAACGTGCTGGGGAAGGCGAAGTACGCCTCGAAGTCGTCGGTGTAGTCCTTCGTCTTCGCGTTCTTCGGTAGGGAGCCGTGGACCAGCCAGTTCTCGTCGATGGAGTAGCCCATAGACGTGATCTGCGGGCGAACGTGGTGGACGAACATGTGGCGGCGAATGCTCGGCTTCTGCGGGTCTGGCTCGGAGGGCTGCAGGTCGAGCCACTCGTAGACGAACGGGGGCCAGCTGCTGCTCTTCTTGCCTGCCCGGACTGCTTCCGAGGAGACGGTACCGCTCGTGAACAGGACGTGGTCCAGCTTGGCGCCAGGTGTCAGCATGTAGATGGCGATGAGCCGCGCGAGCGTGTGTTCCGGGATCGTCACCTGGTTCAGCCCTGCCACGGCGGCGTACTGCTTGGTCGCCTCCGACAGCGTCGAGTTGAACGCCGCGAGGGTCGCCGCGACGCCGGAGTAAGAGTTGAGACCGTCCAGGAGAGCGAAGCCCTGCTCGTCGGTGAGGCGCGGTACCGTGTTCGGCAGGTTGGTGAAGAACTCCTTCATGAAGGTCACGGCCTTGCGGGCAGTGTCAGCGTCGGTCTCCTTGTGGAGGTCCACGCCAGTGACGGCGAACGTCAGGTCACGGGTCAGGTCGTGGCCGAGATACCCAGACGAGACCCGGAAGGACTCCAGGATGTTCTCGCCCGCGTTCTTCTCGTCGTAGGCGATGCGACCACCGACGACGCTCACAGCCCTGCCGGAGAAAGCCTTGCCGCCGTCGGGCAGCTTGAACTCGGGACCGACCTCCGGCATGGGGATGACGGTCTGCTTGAGGGCGGTCTGAGAGTCGTGGGTCTTGTTGCCGTAGTCCTGCATCGACGAGCGCATCGGGATCCGCACGCCGCCGGGGACTGGGATGGGCGAGCCCGACACGGTGCCGTGGTAGGCAGTTGCGCCCTCGGCGACAGTCGTCGTGGCGATGGCGATGCCCAAGCCGCCGCGACCCTCTCGGCCAGGGAGGTCTTGCTCGAACTGCCAGTCCATGCCCTTGCCGGGCTCGGCGGAGTTCTCGTCCGGCAGCTCGTAGCCGATCTGGCGGAGGAGGATCTTGCCCGTCGTCTTCTGGTGCTCGACGTAGAAGTCACCGGGAGCGAGCGGGTCGTCGATGACGAACATGGAGGTCAGTTCCCCGTTGCGGCCCTGCGCTCGGGTTGGCTGCTGCGCCCAGCGATCGACGAAGCGGGCTCCTCGGTCACGTACCTCGGCGCGGATAGCGTCGGCCTCCGGAGTGCCGTCCTTGATCTTGCCGGACGCCAGCTTCAGCTGGGTGAGGTGTTCGAGGATCTCGTCGTTCTGGAGGACGCGAGCAACGTGGTCCATCGTCAGCGGGTCGGCAGGAGTGAAGTTCCGCACGGTGCCCGTCGGGACGAAGATGCCCTCGTGGTTGAGTGGAGCAGAGTCAGCGTTATCTGGGATGAGGAACAGTGCGCCCTCCTCCGTGCTGTACCGGCTGGTGCCGGGGAGCACGAGGCCGACGACGTGAGACTCGGGATCGATCTCGACGACCTTCTTCGACATCGACAGCAGGGCACGCTCGTTCTGAGTCGCGTCGTCCCACATGGCCTCCGTCTCCGGCGGCACCCACACGGAGCCGTTGGGGCGGTCCAGCGCCTTCCAGCCACGGGCGTTGAGGAGGTTGACGGCCTCCGTGACCATGCGCTCGTTGATGCCGAGCGCGATGATGGGTGTGCGGCGAGCGATGACCTCGCTCAGCACGTCGTACAGTTCCTTCTTCTGCTGCAGCTCCGTCTTCGTGTCGTCGTAGCCGGCAGCGAACGAGTCGAGGTCGACGGCGAACAGGTCGCCGCTCGTGAGCCCGTAGACCTCGCTGCGAAGGACAGTCTGGAAGTTGCTGGGCACGAGGTCGTGGGTGTCGCCGCTCGTCTTGCCGCGCCCGGCCTCGTAGTAGTAGACCGCCGCGCTGGTGCTGGAGTCGCGCACGCGGTCAAAGATCGCGACGAGGGTCTCCTCGCCGGCGGTCCAGGCGTGGGGGTTGTACGCCTCGACCTGCTGGCCCTCGATGGTGTGGCTGACGTTCAGCGTGGCCACCCGCTGCAGCAGGTCGAAGGTGCGCTTCTGGTTGCGTGTCCACGCGCGGGCCGTGACCTCGTCGTACTTCGCACCCAGGGCGACACGCTTCTCGAACGTCGCGGCCTTGACGTCGTGGGCGACGGCGGCCGCTCGGGTGGCAGACTCAGCACCGGCTTCGATCGTGCGCGGGTTCAGGCGGTTGCGGGTGTACGCGCGGAACGGGAAGGCGCGGGTCTTCCAGACGCTGCCATCGTCCCACGCGAGGCTCGTCGTGCCGTCGACGTTCTCGATCTCCTTGGTGGCGATCAGGCCGGGGATGCGCGCCAGGACCTTGTCGTCGAAGCGGTAGAACGGGCGGATGTACTTGTGGCCCGTGTCGACGAAGTCGTGACCCTTCTCGTTGTTGGTCGTGGTCTTGGACCCGAACGCGCGACGGAGGACTGGTACAGACAGGTGAACGACCTTGGCGTCCTTGAGGGGGAAGTCAGTCAGCAGCTTGTCGGGGTTAGTCAGCTGCCACGCGATGACCTGGTCGCTGGTCCACAGCACCGGCTTGAAGGTACCGTCGGCCTGCTCCTCAAAGCCCTTGACAGCGTGGCGGAGGCGCATCCGCTGGTAGAGCATCTTGTAGTCGCTGGGATCGACGGGCCCGCCACCAGGCTGGTTGTCCATCAGCCAGTCGGCCTTGGCGGTCAGCATCCCCTCATAGTCGATGAGGGCGAGGCTCTCGAAGCCCTCGCGCACGGCGCCGGGCATGGTGGCCTGGCTCGCCCACGCCAGCAGTTTCTTCTTTGCCGCGCCGAGTGAGCCACTCAGGCCCGTGATGAGAGAGCCGGCACCGGAGTAGAACGACTGGGCGACGAGAGACCTCTGCACCGCTGGCCCCGCTGGGCCGGTCTTTACGCCGTCGTAGTGGACGTTGTGAGTCCACTGCTTCTCCTCGGGGCGGCTCACCGGGGCGATGATGTCGATCTGGAACGTGAGGCTGCCGGGCACGATGTCCGTGCTGTTGGAGACGTCGCGCATGAGGGCTGCGAGCTGAGTCGTCGTCGTGTGGCGGAAGCGCGACTCGCCGAAGCGAGCCTTCTCCGCCGGGTTCGCGAACTTCAGCGGCGCGTACTCGTGGCCGAGGTCGATGACCTGTCGCGGCCCGTCGGGATTCTTCTTGTCCTTGGGGCGCGAGTTGAAGACATTGACGTGGTCCAGCTGCTCCCCGTCGGGGCCAGTCGAGACGATGGGGACTGGCTTGCCGTCCTGGTCGAACACCGAGTAGTACGCCCTGGCACCACTGATAGCTATCCCGTCGAGGTGGCGGACGGCCAGGCTGCTCTCCGCGGTGGACCCGTCGGGCAGGGTGACGTTGTACGGGATGCGGTGAGACTTGTCTTGGAGCGCGGCGAGCGAGATCTCGATCGTCGACTCCGCGCCCGCTGCGGGGACGTCGAGCGAGTTGACCGTACCACCGTGGAGGTCCACCATGCCCTCGGTCTCCGCGCCGTACGCCTTCACGGCTCCGGGGGCTGCGGCTGACGCGGGGCGCTGCTTCTTCTCGGCGGCGAGCTGCGGGACCAGGGTGTTCCAGTGCCCCTGCTTGATGTTGCCCATGATGTTCTTCTCGACCAGGTCGACGAGCTCGTCCTTGGTGTACGTCGTTAGGGTCAGTGTCTCGTCGGTCTTGGCGGCACGGCGAGCCGACTCTTGGACGAGGGGGCTCGTCGGGTCGAGCAGGGGCTTGACCAGCGTACGGACCAGCGTGGGGTCCCACAGGTCGAGCTCCTGGCTGTCGAGCGGGGGAACGGCCGGCAGGTTCTTCCCGACGGTCGTGATGGACAGCGACTTGCCGAGGTAGTGCCCGAACACCGCGCGACTGGCGAGTTCCCACTGCTCGGGGCTGATGAACTTCAGGATCTCCTTCGTCGACATCCCGCGAGCCATCGCGTCGCGGATGTCGCGGGTCGCGCTCTTGTCCCAGTACTGGACCTTGTTGACGATGTTCGGGTAGGAGCGAATGTACGCCATGAACATCTCGCGCTGCGTGTCGCTCGTCGAGTCGCTGAACATCCCGACGATCGCCTCGAACACGTCGTCGTCCTGGAACGCCTGGATCTTCTGGAGCACCAGGTCCGCGAGAAACCCGACGCGCTCGTAGGTGTTGATGTCGTTCGCCTCGTCGGCGAGGTCCATGATCTTCAGCAGGTCGGCGTGCTCCCCCTGGAGGCGGTCGAGCATCTCGGTCTTCGCCTTCGTGGAGTCTGCCTGCTTAGTGAGGAAGCGGAACAGCTTCTTGTGCTGGTTCCGGCGGACCTCGTTGTACACGGCCGTGACGAGCTCGACGGTCTTGCCGGTCGTCAGGTCGGTGACGGTCTCGCCGCGCAGGCGGCCACCCTTGCCGTCGGGGCCGGCGTCGACGTTGAGACTCGCTCCGGCCGCGTTCAGTACCTCGATGTGGCGCTTGGCGACCGAGTCAGCCAGGGTCGCGGCGTTGTTGTACTGCGTGTCCGTCTCGATGGTGAGCGGCGCGTCTGCCATCGACGCCTCGACGGTCAGGGCGACAGCGATGTGCTGGTCCATCTCGACGACATTGTTGTCGCGGCGAGCGGGGTTGCCCCACTCGTCGGTGTAGTTCTCGTTGGTGACGATGAGCGCGGAGCTGATGTCGGCGATGGACTTCCACGCCCGCTCGGCAGTGCTGGTGTCCTTCATAGACTCGTAGTAGTCCTGCTCCAGCAGTACCGACAGGTTCGGCTCGTACGCCTGTGGCAGGAGCACGTCTCCCGAGATCGACCTCTCCAATACCGGGATGTTGAGCATCGCGATGATGGCGTCCTGCGCGTCGGGGTCGTCCTGAGTAGCCTCCAGCGCGTCGGTGATGGCGTCCACGTCCATCTTCGGCAGGGCAAACTCACGCCCGTCGTCGAACTGGACGACGATGTTGTCGCGAAGTGCGATCCCAGGGTTGGAGAGCCACGCCTGGAACGGGATGTTAACGGCCCCGTCCATCGCGAGCTCTTCGGTGCTGGCGAACCCTGGAAACGACCCACGGATGATCGACAGGCCGCGAGCGCGGAGGGACGGGTGAGTGTCTCCCTTGTCGACGCCGCCGCTCTCACCACCGAACGCGCCCCAGATTGCCTGGTCGCGAGTCGCGGCAACACCGAGGGCCTCCCGGCGCTCGGCGTTGACCTTGATGAGAGCTGCCAGCTGGGTGCGCCTCTTGGTCCGGCCAGCGTCTGGGCGGTAGGCGACGGGGTCCTGCGCGCTCTTCTTCGCGTAGACGATGTCGCTGATCGCCTTGACCTTGGCCTCGCGGTAGAACGACTCCTGGCTGAGGGCCGCGGCGACGCGAGTGGCCCGTTCCTGCAGGTCTCGAACGCCCTCGCGGATCTCCATCGCGACCGACGCGTGGGAGTACTCGTCCGCGCTGCCAGACTGGTTCCAGTCGCGCACGTCGAACATCCACGCGACGTAGGGCGCCTCGTTCCCCTGGCGGTACCGCTTGTTCACGGTCTTCTCGAACTCTTCCGTGGACTCGGCGGCCATCAGGTCCACGATGAAGGACGCCGCCTCCATCGGGCCGCCGGTGCCGACGTTGAGGTCGTAGGCGAGGCGCACGAACCGGTTGCGGATCTTGCCGTAGACGAGCGTGCCGTTCTTTCGCGCAGCCTGGAGCGCGTCCCACTCCTTCATGATGATGATCTTCAGCAGCATCATCTCGGCCTTGACGGAGTCCTTCTCCATGATGTACTGGTAGAGGGAGTCGTTGACCCTCACGAACCCGCTGGCGTCGAGCGGCATCATGATGAGGCGTAGGTCCTTGGGTAGGTGGTGGAGAATCGCGGTGGCGATGTCCGGGTTCGCGTTCAGGAACCGCTGGACCTCCTGCTTCTTCTCCACCGTGCCGTCGTGAGCCGTGACGATACCGGACTCCTCGATGGCGGCGTGGAGCGTGGTGTGGGCCTCGCGCATACCCGCGCCGAGCTGGTGACCTGCTTCGGCGACGTCGCCGATCGGGGCAAACGTCGTCTTGTTCAGGGAGATGCGCTTGTTGGCAGCCTCGAAGATGGTGTCCAGCATGGCGCGCTGGGCGGAGACCTTGCCGGCCTCCAGCTCGTCATAAGAGTAATAGTTGCTCGTGCCCTCGCGCTTGACCGAGTCGGTGCGGAGGCCCGTGGCGTGCCAGTTGGTCCTCTCCGCCGATCCCATCGCAGCGACGTGGGCGACGGCCTGCTCCATCGTGAGGCCGGGCGGGAAGCCGAGAGCGACCGCAGCGTCCACGTCCATCGCGCCGAGGGTCAGCGGGCCGAGCACCTCGTTGATGGCGAGGTGAGCCTGGCCGGCGATCTTCTTCAGCGCGTTGAACCGGGTGGCGATCTTCTTGTCTGGGTCGGCGACGCCCTGCTGCATCCGCTGTTCCTGCAGGATGCTCATCATGAACAACTGCTGGATCTGGGTCGTCACCCCGCCGGTCAGGTTGCCGTACTCGTCGACCTCCGGCACCATCATGCGGGCGACGGCCAGCATCGACTGTGGCAGGGTCAGCAGGTTGTCAGAGTCCCTGGTGTACGACTCGTTGTGGACCGCCGCCAGGTACGCGAGGCCGTTACGGACCCTGGTGTAGATCCGGTCGCGGTTGTCGACGACGTCAATCGCGGCCTCCGCGGCTCGCTGGGCGACCCTCGCCAGGTTGTCGGCGATGTGCTGCTGGGCCGGCGTGCCCGCGACGATCTGGTTCTCGGCGGTGCTCTTCGTGGCGCTGTACCCGAACGAGCCGAGCACGCGGAAGTAGTCCGTCGCCTCTTGGACGATGGCTGCGTCGAACAGTGGGGTCGCGCCTCGCTCCTCTAGCACCTGGCTGACGTTGTTCACGCCCGCCTGGTTGAGCTCGTCTCCCTCCTGGTCGGGGCGGGCGTCGCGGTGCTCCAGTGCAGCCGCCCGAGCGCCGAGCTCGCTCAGCTCCTCTTGGGCAATGTCTTCCAGCAAGAGGCTGAACGGGCGGAGGGCGATCCCCTGGAACGCGCGGATGTCCTCGCCGAGGATCGGGGACGCGTAGAAGGCCTCCCGGAACTGGGCGATGGCGTCGGGGTCGCCGCGCTTGACGGCACGGTGGAAGGCGTTGAAGATCCTGGCATACTCGGGCCAGTAGTCGAACGTCAGGTCCTTGGTGCTCTTGCTCTGGCTGTGAACCCGCTTCAGCAGGTCCAGGGTGCGCTGGGAGACGCGGTCGATGTAGAGCTGGGCGGCACCGTGGCTGGGCGACTTCCGCTTCTCCTTCAGCAGGCGCTTGGCGATCTTCATCAGGTGGGCTTCCTGGTGCCTCGACCGGATGATCGGGATGCCCTCCTGGGTGTTCATCAGGAACTCGCCGGAGCGGAGGTTTCGGAACGCCTCGAAGTCGAGCATCCGCTCCGCCATCTGCACGCCCATGTCGCCGTCGTGGTCGGCGCCGGCCGCCTCGATGACCGACTGGCTCACGCCGATGGTGCCGTTGCTGCCGTTGCCGGTCAGGATGGCGGAGACGTGGAGCGACCCACTCATCGCAAATGAATTGGCACCCGTAAATGGATACCTCCCCAGCACGTTCGTGGCGGCGATCATGCGAGTGGTCCGCTTGGCGCGGTCGAACCGGGGGCGGCCGGTCGCAGCGATCGTCTCCGGCTGGTACTCCTGCTTGCCGTCGCCGGTGTAGGCGTTGCGGAGGCGCTGGTTCAGGTCGTTGATGATGACCTTGCGCTCGTCGTCGTTCGCGGCGGCGACGAAGGCGGCCCCGGTCTTGGTGATGTCCAGCAGCAGGTCGTTGAGCTCGACCAGCACGTCGTTGTTCTGGGCAACCCTCTTGGGTGACGGCTGCTTGGCCTCGGGGAGCTTGGCCCACTCGGCCGCGAGGGCTCGGTGGGCGGCGATCTTGGACTGGATGATCTGCGCCGCGTCGGCGAGGGAGACGACGTGGGCGTCACTCGCGACCCCAGCTCCCTGCGTCGACAGCAGCGTGTACATCTTCTCCTGCGTGGTCTCGGTCAACCGAGACGCCTCGGCCACCAGGTCCGCGCGCTCGCGGATCCACGGCACGACCGCCGCAGACTCGGCTCCCAGCAGGGTGTTGATCTGAGCGGAGGCCGCTCGAATCGAGTCGTCGGCGACTGGGGTGGACACCTGGAGGGCGGCCTTCTGCTGCGGGGACAACTTGTCCCACTGCTCGTCGCTGATCTGGACGCCCGCGCCCTTGGTGTACTGGACCGTCCTCGCGATGTTCTTCGCCTTCTCGTCCGCCGACAGCGTGTGCTTGTTGACACCGACGCTCATGCCGGCGCCCATCGCGAACCCCTGGACTCCCGCAGCGGAGATCTCCTCGTAGCTGGCCATGCGGTCGAAGGAGCCCGCGTCGAGGATCGTCTGCAAGACCTCCTCGTACGCCTCTCCAAACCCGTTGACCATCGCGTTTCGGATGACGCGCTCGCCGCTCGACAGCTGCTGCGCCGCCAGGTACACGTCGTTCGCCGAGATCGTCGCGCCCCTCGGGGCCGTCAGCTTGGCGACCAACTTGGCGCTGTATCGACTGGCGAACTCGCTGGGGACGAAGCTCGCCATCGCGATGCGGCTGGACTCCACCGTGCCGCCGGGGCCGAAGGTGTACTTGGTGCCACCCTCCACCGTGCTCTTCACGGGCACACCGCGCACGCCCGCCGCGCGCACGTCCTGGGCGGCAGTGATCTTCTGGCCGAATCCCTTTGCTACTGCTGACTGAGCCAGGTCGATCAGGCCGGAGCCCATCGCCATCAGCGCGTTGTCGGGGGTGAACGTCTTGTCGCCGGTCACCGGGTCGGTGTGGTAGAGAGTGGACTTGTACTTGCCGGCGGAGTAGTCGAACTTGTTCATACCACTGGAGAACAGCTCCGTCTCGGCCGCGACTCCCTGGGTCGCCATCAAGTACTGGTAGGAGCGGAGGGCAATCCGGGACGCGCCCATGCCGATGGAGTCCGCGATCTGAGTCGCGACACCAACTCCAGTGAGCCAGCCGGGACGACCGGCCCCCTCTTCATCAACATCGTACCAGCTGGACTCGCCGTCGCCGACGCCAGAGACGCCGTCCTGGATCAGGTCGTACCCACCCTGCAGCACGTTCGTGACGGGGGAGAGGCTCTTCGTGAGGAGGCTCGTCGCGCCACCGACCCACACGGTCGCCTGGGTGGTGCCGTTGAGCCCCGCCTCCCTGGCGGACTCGGCCTGCTCGTAGGTGCGGGCTGCCTGCGTCAGCCAGTCGTCGCGGTTCAACACGTAGCCGATGCCGCCGGTGACCGCGCCGATCACGCCGCCCACGACGTTTCCCAGGCCGGGGAAGATCGTTCCTAGGCCAACACCAACAGCTGCACCACCGCCCACGGACGCGAGGAACCCGGTCGCTTGCACCGCCTCGTTACCCGCGAACTCGTCGGCGGTCGCCTCGACCTCCTCCTGGAACTGCTTGCCGCTCTCGGCGTCGATGAAGAAGGTGTTCCGCTCGCTCCGAGCGTCAGTAACAGCATCGCGGAGACTCGTGCCACCGTTCGCGAACAACTGCTGCTTCGTCTTCGCGTCGAACAGCTGGTCCGCCATCATGGTGTCGGCGGTCGCCTCGTCGTACGACTGGTACAGGTTGCCGACCTTCTCGCCGTGGACGAACACGTCACCGAACTCCCACCCCTCGCCCGGAGTGGCGTCGGTGGAGTCGTAGGTCGCGATCCCGGTCGCGTCAGAGTCGAGGAACTTCTCGTTCATGCGACCCTGGGCGGTCATCGCCGCGTCGTGGTCGGCGCTGTCCTGGAAGAACGGGGTGTTGTAGCCACTGTCAGTGGACTGTGAGTTCGCACCGCCGTACCACTGAGACTTCTGCAGCAGGGAGTCGACGCCCGGACTACCGGAGCGAATAGCTTCCTGGTTCGCAGCGTCAGCTTGCTGCAGTCCCGCTGGCGCCGCCTGCTTCGCGCCCCAACCCGCTTGTTCCAACAGGTCGTCAGCGCTCAACGGAGGCTCCTCTGGTAGTAGGGTGGGGCACAGCCCCAATTATAGGGGGCAGTTGGCCGAGCACGGGGCGACTTCCCCAAAGTTGGACTGAAAACACTGGCCACGACGGGACTCGGCCCCAGGACCGTCGGGCTCTCTCGTGGCTACTGGGTCCGATGCCCGGTGGTCGTGGAGGACCAGCGGGGACGGGGGAAACTACCCAGTACCTTCCCTGTTACTGGTGGAAACTTTCCAGAGACCATCCTTAAAACTATATTAAACATAAGAAACAATAGTATACCCCCTTATACATATATAAATAGGGTGTTCGCATTATATTCAATTAACACATTTGTTTCTGATGTAACTATTAGTTTCTATTTTCTATTTTTGGTTTGGACTACCTATCTACCAGACCGGAAAGGCTCTATCATGGATCCAGATCTGCTCATGCCACTTGGTATGACACCGGAGCGCATCACGGCTACTGCTCGTGCTCAAGAGATCGCTAGCGAATCTCAAAGCGCTCAGGCCATCCGTAACACTCAGCTGGCAGCTGCAGTTACGAGACTCAACGATCGTAGCGACAAGCGCAACGAGCGTCGGCTGGAGGACAATGCCAAGCTTGCTCGCAAGCTCTCGGCAACTGAACTTGACGTCGTCACTCAGACGCAGGTCAAGGTCATCACCGGTGCGGAGCGCAAGGCGCTCAAGGCTATCGCCAAGCACCGAAAGGACACTGTCAAGCGTTCTGTCAACGTACAGAACAAGCTCATCAAGCGGGCTACCGCTAAGCCTAAGAACAGTATGTTCTTCTAGGCAATTAACATTTAGCTAACCTTTATGGTTAGCTATTTGTTTTTTTTTATTTTTTTATTTTTTTTTCTTTATACAGTACTGTACATGACTGACCGACTTCCCAGCCACTAGGCGCTTGCCTCGCTGCTAAGCGAGGTGGGACCCAGGAGATCAGTTTATTTTTTAAAACTATTTATATAAACAAATACATATACAGTATGTATATCTATTGTTATTATCTATATTATTTTTAACTTAACTACGTGTGTCAACACGTCTAACTCAGAGTCCTGTGTTACAACACAGTGACTCATCGTGTCTGTGTGTCAACACAACTACTACTCGTGTAGCTGTCTCAGCTACCACGTTACCTTCTCTCCAGTCTTCCAGGAAGACGGAAGAAATTTGGAAGACATCTCACCTGGTAGCTACCAGTTCTTCCGGTTCTTCCAGTTCTCCACTCGAACGTATGGGTATCAACTTCGAGAGTCATACGTTTGAAAGGAGAACTGGAAGAACTGGAAGAACTAGTGTTTACCCTGGTAAACTACCAGATTTTTCTTCCATCCCAGTTCTTCACACTGGAAGAACTGGAAGAACAGTACTCTACCAGGAGATTCACTGCTCGTGGGCAGTGAGCGGGGATCTTATAAGGGGGTACCTGGTCGGGACGAGGAGGTCCGTCTGCCACTGGCGACGGCACACTCGTTCCCAGGACTGGGACTATATCTCTTACTCTGTGAAACTACAGGTTCCTGCTGGAACCGGTGGACTGCTGTCCACGCAACACTGCTGTGTTGCTACAAATAAAACTATATTTGGTAGGGGGTAAGAGGAATGAAATTAATTCTAATTATCTATTTAACTACTAAGGAGTTTGAGTGAGCACTCAAGCTACTTCTCCCTAGTGTCTCTGTGAGAGGAGATCAATCATGCTCGTAGCAATCATCGCACTCTCCCTGTCGGTGTTCGTCCTCCTGTTCCTCGGCATCGCTGTAGCAGTGGAGTGGACCAACACTCGGCAGCGGTTGGTGAGCGTCACCCGTGAGGCTGACTCTCTCCACGCGTCGCTCGTCGCTCACATCCGTGAGCTCGACGACACCCGCAAGGAGGCCTTGGAGCTCCAGCGCCAGCGCCGTGCCATCGATCTCGATGTCGACGGCATGGTGCGAGAGCTCGCCCACCTCCGTGCGGAGCTGGCGGGGCGCAAGTTCCCCGAGCTGGACCAGGACTTCCTGGCCCACATCGCAGACGCTGTCAGCGTCGGCGACTAGTCGCTGCAAGGCCCTCACTCTAGGACACGAGTGGGGGCCTTGCTGCTCCCTATTTACAACGAGTAAAGGAGTAGCACCATGAGTGAAGAACAGCCGGAGACGGACTACTCAAGTTACGAGGCAGCGTTCGCTGCTCTCGACTTGCGCAAGGACGTCCACGAGGCGGGGACCACCCTCGTCTACAACCTCATCATGGACTGGTTGGCAGACCCGTCTTCGGGTCACACCAAGTCCACGATGAACCTCGCCAAGAGCATCGAGAACCTCCACGGCATGTACGTGGTCTCGATCCTAGAGATGTTCAAGGGCGCGCCAATGAGCGTGCTCAAGGCACCGCCCAGCAGGGCATCGGTGCTCCTGAACAGGATCTCGTGGGCACTGGCCGGGGCTCTCGCAGCCACGACCGCTGCCATCGTGATCCTCGCAGTCTCCTGAGACCGTAGGTCCGCTGCCACAGCGGCCTATGGAATAGGGAGCCTGTGGCGCTGTGGCGCACCTACGCCCGGCCCGCCGTCCTCGTGTTGCTACCACGAGCGCACCGGCGGGCCGGGTTACTATCAACCAATCCCTAGTAGAGAGAGTAGTGAATCGTGAATCACCCATACATGGATGTTGTTGTGACCAAGGCAAAGAAGCCTGTCGGCCCGACTGTTCTCGTCGGCAACGTCGAGATCATCGAGGCTCGTTCCGAGTTCCACCCCAAGAAGCCCTTCGTGGTCTATCGGGGTGAGAAGTTCATCGCGCGCATCAGCAAGAAGGAGCGCGACATGCTGGTCCAGAAGGCGAGGCTCATAGGATGACTGCCCGCAAGATCTTCTGGTCGCTGCTGTACGTGGTAGCGGTAATCGCTATCATCGTGCTGGCTATCAAGCCCGGCCGCGACCTGCTGACACTCCCCATCGGGGTGGCTGCAGGTTTCGCTGGCTACCAGCTCTTCTGGCGCAAGCCAAAGCCCAAGACAATCGAAGACATCTGGGCTGAGCTGCAGCTGGAGGCTGATCGGGCGGCACGAGCCGCGTATCGAGAGGACCCTAATGGCTGACAACGGCGAGGCGCTAGCCAACTCCATCGTCGGCATCATCGCCAAGCACAACCCTCAAGTCCCGCTGTCTGTTGGCATCGCCATTGCAGCGGAGATCATGAGTCGGTTGTCGCTCGACGAGTACCTAGTCCTGCACCACAGGGGCACGGACCAAGAACTCATTCAAGTGCAGCAGCCTGCGCAACTCGGCTTCTATGGAGCGAGCTACAAGCTCACCCCACTGGGAGCACGAGAGGTGGTACATCACCTCAAGATCCTGCCACCGCTGACATAATAGGTCTGACACACTTACTTCGGTAAGGGAAGGAGGACATCATGGCGAACGGCTGGCTCTACCTGATCGTAGGCATTCTTGTTGGCGTAGTAGCTGTACTCGTCTTCACATAGCGTCCTGACCCATCGCATCTGCTAATGCGGGTCAGGCAAGCGGCAGCCCCACTCTCAATCCCGCAAGGGCGGTAGGGAGTGGGGCTGCTGCATTAATAGCAACAGGAAAGGTAACAATGCGTTTCATCGTAGCAGACGTAGAGACCACCGGTCTCGATCCTGCGAGAGACAAGCTACTGGAGTTCGGCGCCATCATCCTCAACGAGGATTGGCAACCCCTCTCCGAAGCGGAGTTCGTCATCTCGCAACCCCAGTGGGCGCGTAAGGCCCTGCTCAGCAGGACCGACGACTTCGTCGTCAACATGCACACGGTCAACGGGTTGTGGGATGACGTGTACGGCCCATACGCACAGCCGCGCGGGATCGTAGACTCTAAGCTCGTCGAGTGGATCTATAGCCACGTCGACGAGCAAGAGGAACTCAGGGTCGTGGGTAACAGCCTGCGCCTGGACCTCAACTTCATCGAGCACCAGCTCCCTGGAGTGCAGAAGCTCATCAGCTACAGGTCGATCGACGTGTCAGCTGTTGAGACGTTCGTCAACGAGGGTCTTGGCTTGTCTAAGTACCCGCGTCCCGATGTATCCAACCACAGGGCACTGGATGACGCACGCGAGTGCCTCAAGCAGTTGACCTTTCACCGTGACCAGCTCAAGGAGGCTATGTCATGATCAGCATTGACAAGCTGAGGAAGAAGGGCCTCGACTCGCTCGATGAACTTCGGACTCATATCGCAGGGATGGTGGTCACGTCGGAAGACGGTGAGCACCTGCTCTGGCTGGGGCCAATGTCGACCTCTGCCTCTGGGCAGAAGATCGTTCACTACCCGGTCTACAAGTCGATCAACGTACAGCGCTTCCTCTACGAGGACGCTCTCGGTGGTGACACCGGCGGAGGTAGACTCAAGAAGCTCTGCGACATCGAGCGGTGCGTTCACCCGAACCACACCGACGCTCTCATCAAGGGTCAGAAGACCATTCCGCAAGACAAGCTCCTGAAGTTCCTCGACGAGCTGGGTCTGTAACATGGAGCAGTGCTCTGATTCCAAGTGTCAGAAGCCTGCGCGTGCTGCGGTCAAGGTAACTCGCCCGAGTAGGGGGGATGTTCGCATCGCCATCTACACGGACGATCGGTACGCGCCTAAGACGGCGACCCGTACCTGCAACGAGCACACGATCGACTCTGTCAAGAGTCTCATGCTCATCCTCATCGACATCGACGGTGAGTGATGGAGTTCTTTCGTATCATCGCTGGCACCTACCTAGTGGCGGCTCTCATTGTGCTCAGCAAGAGCATCAACAACAAGAGAAAGTAGTACATCATGGCAGCACGACTCACTCCCTCGGAGCGAGCACAGAAGCACGCAGACGAGCTGGCGAAGATCAAGCAGAACCTGCTGATCTCGCTGGGCAAGGCACAAGCCGAAGTTGCGAGGCGCGGCGAGGCCAGGGACAAGGCAGAGATTGCCTTCACCAAGGCCACCGCAAACCTCGACAACGTCTGGGCAGACCTTGCCGGCTTCGGCATCACGCCGGAGAACGCCGACGAGGCCGACACTCCGGCCATCGCCACGGCGGTAGAGGAGGCGTAATGCTTCCCGACCCGTCCGACGTCATTCACGATGTCTCGGGTCCGCTGCTCGGCCTACCAGTGTTTCTCGCTGGTAGTGCCGTGGCAGCGGAACAGTACCTCAACCCACAAGGGTTCTCTGACGTGGACTTCTTCTGTCGCACGCCGGAGACCATCATGGCAGCTGCTCAGAAGCTGATCGGCGCGGGCTTTGTCCTCGACGATCGGAACGAGAGTATCCACCACAGGTGGATGAGGTACGGCATGAAGGGTTGGCACACCAACTCCCTCAAGCTGCACTCCCCCGCAGACATCGAGGTCAACCTCGTCTTCAAGACCATCGGGAAGAAGCCAGTCCAGTCCCTCGCAGAGGTGCTGGAGAGCTTCGACTTCGGGTTGTTGGCGATAGGGTACGACCTCGAAGATGGGCTCATCTTCAGGGACATGCGATCGTTCATGTTCCCGGACCTCCCCGACAACGCGGAGGCCTTCCCGCTCATGCCGAACAAGCGCATCGCCTGGCGGCGCGGGCAGTTCTCGCGGTATAATGGAACTCGCGAACCTTGGAGGTATTCCAAGTACGCTAGTCGTGGGTTCGACATGAGCCTGGTCAAGGAGGACCTGCTCCTTGGCTATGAAGAGGCAATAGAGTACTGGACAGATCGAGGCGATCCTGAACACCTTCAGCTCGCAGAGATCTACACCAGGCTCCACGCCGACATCACCGCCAACAACTACAAGTCCATGCTGGACGCCGGTCTAGAGATCATCAAGGCTGACTCTCTCGACGCCATCATGGACGCACTGAATAGGACCGACTAATGCCAGAGGCAACGTGCAAGACGCCCCACATTGATGGGTCCGCCTGCTACTGCAAGGACGTCGACTGCTTGTACTGCAAGCGGAACGACTGTGCCAACCGTCCCGTGTCGAGAGCCAGGGGACTTACACTTGCCGATCTCTACCGGAGCGGCTTGAGCAAGGGTGTCCTCCAGGCATCCTTCAACTACACCAACAAAACATAGAGAGTGAGTACCACAATCATGGCACCTGCCAAGAGCAAGAGCTCCTTCACCCTGACTAAGTTCACGGGCAACGTCGTCCAGATCGCTGGTACCGACGTGACCGGCGCTGAGGGGTCCATCATCCTGCACGCGGACGAGTACGTTCGCCTGAACCAGAAGCTGGCCTCGATCAAGGCCGAGGATGTCTTCGACGACGCCATCGAGGCGCACTTCAAGGACATCACCGACGCGGCCGAGGCCCTCAAGGCGGCTCGTGAGAACCCCGAGACCAACTCGGAGTTCGATATCACCATCAAGGAGGGTGTCGAGGGCGTGGAAAGCGTGAGTGCTGTCCGCATCCGTCCCTCGCTGGAGACGATCATCATTCGTCTCGTCGAGGCCGGTGACACCGACCGCCTGCGCTGGGTCAACGAGGCTCTCCTCATCACGGAGGCGTAAGCCCCGTGCTGGAGACCATTCTCCGGCTCTACACGGCTAGCCAGATGGGTGGGGCATCGACACCGGTGCCTCACCTGTTTGGCCCGCCGGGTTGTGGCAAGTCCTCAGTCGTGAGGGACGCTGCTGACCTGTTGGGAGTGAACATGTTCACGATCAACGTCAGCCGCATTTCTCCTCTCGACCTAGAGGGCGTGCAGATGCCGGACAAGAACAACAAGGCCCTGCAACTGCTGACCGCTATCTACTGGACTCAGCTGCGGGATGGTGACATCCTGCTGCTTGACGAGTTCTTGCGAGGCTTCCCGGAGGTCTACAACGGGTTGCTGGACATCCTCACCTCGCGAGAGGTCGGTGGCTTCAAGCTGCCGAAGGTGTTCATCATCGCTGCGTCGAACACGACGGTAGCGTATGACCAGGCCCTGTCCGACAGGTTGCTTCACTTGCCTGTCCCAGATCCTCGGAAGTCCAAGGGTGAGAAGCACCGCATAGCGGAGCGGATCATCGCTGAGACGGGGCTACTGCCCGGTCTTCGGGACTCTCCGGAGATGGCGGACCTGCTCAAGAACGTGGTGCTGCCGATGTACACGATCCTGGACACCCAGAAGGGTGGCAAGAACTTGCAGGCGCAGTCTACCGTTCAGGAGCCGCACCATATGTCCATTCGCAAGCTCATCGGCATGACCCTCCTTCGGGAGGTCCACTGCCCTGAGATGGTGACGCTCATCGAGGAGAACAACCGACGCGCGATGGCTGCAAAGCAGTCGCACTACGTCGTGATCCTCGATCCCGCTGCTGCCCCACATGGCTACGCCACTGAGGTGCAGAAGCTCAAGAAGAACATGGAGGACCTGACTCCGTTGCAAGCTCGGAACCTAGAGCTCAACGAGCAGCTCCTCGCCATGCACGCCGTCAAGACAGAGGAGGTCAATGACGATGACGCTATCTTCACAGCAGCTGACTGATTCAGTCACGCTGTTCAGGATGCCGGACGGAGAGCAAGTGTCCGTCCAGACGCTGAAGGAGCTGTTGCCCGACAAGGCAACGACTCTCTTCTTCGCACAGCTGTTCAAGTTCGGGTACCACGACCTCCAGTCGCTGGTGACCGTAGTGTGGGGGCAGTCGGTCTTCGACATCCTCCACGAGGGAGGGCACTCGACCAGCCTGCAGGAGTACATCCAGTACACCGTACCTGACCAGGTATCGGCGGGCGTGGTGTACACCAGCAAGGTGATGGCACCCAGCGAGAGGGACTTCCTCGCAGAGGCGTACCGCCTCGCTGTGGTGGACATCGCTCAGTCGATCAAGGAGGTCGGCGCTAAGCTGACCGGCGTGATCGGCTCGCTGCAGGGCAAGAAGGGCAGCATGGTCTTCCAGCACATGCGCAAGATGAACGCTCAGCGCCCCGGAATTCTCGGGACGTACGGAGCGACCATCACGCACGCTGGGCACCAGCCCAACTTGGTGATCCTCGACGTGTCTGGCTCGATGACTGAGCCGACCGTCCGTGCTATCCTCGATGAGACCGTCGGTCTCGCGTGGGAGTCGGACTCGGCGCTGGCCATCGTGTCGAACACGACGACCTTCTGGGAGCCGGGGGAGTACTCGGTCCAGGCCGTCCTCGAAGCGGCTGAGTTCAGTGGCACGCAGTACGCCACGCTCAAGCCGCTGTTCGAGGGTCGGAACTGGGGAGTGGTGGTTACCATCGCAGACTACGACTCGTCGTGGTTCTCTGCGGAGGAGATCAAGAAGTGTGACGGTCACATCGGAACGGTCCTCGACCTGTCGCTGGTGAACCGTCCCACGTACCTCGCCGAGTGCGTTGGTCAGCTCGCTGACGAAGTTCGCCCGCTGCTCATTGGGCACTCTCGCTACGGGTACTGACCCGTAGTTTTCAGGAAAAATTTTCCGGCACGAGTCGGAATTAACCAAAGGAGAATCATGACAAGTAGCGACCCACAGATGGTCACCATCGCGGGCCGGCTGTCGTTCCCGAACCTCACGCAGGCGCAAGCCGTCGTGCAGAACGGGAAGAGCAACTTCCCCGACCCGGACGAGAAGATCGCTCCGTCGTTCTTCGTGGTCGTGAAGCAGAGCCAGATCGACAAGCTCATCGAGCACGCAGAGACGGAGTTCCTTCCGTGGTGCGTGCAGCAGGGGCTGGACGGTCAGAAGCGCTCTGCCCTCACGCAGGCCGAGGCCGACAAGATCCTCGCGTTCCTGAAGGCCGAGGACTGGACTGACGCTCCGCCTCACACGCCCATCAAGGCGATCAGCGCGAAGCAGCAGGACATGATCGATGAGAAGGCTCCGGGCTCGGTGGCGACCATCAAGGTCTCCGGCCGTCCCGGCGTCGACATCATTCAGTCGGCTCAGGTCAACGACAAGAGCGAGCTCAAGGCGGGGGTAGACGTCAAGTCCTTCCCCAACATCGTGCCGGTCGGCCAGGTCGAGGGCGCGGAGCTCTATCCCGGCAGCAATGTCGCGGTGACGCTCAACATGTTCGCCTTCGTGGCGAGCAAGGTCCCCGGCTACACGGCGTCGGCAACGACCGTCGTGTTCAAGGGGCACAACGCGCGCTTTGGCGGAGGCGCGGGCGTCGATGAGGACGAGATCTTCATGGACGCGGACGACTAGTCCACGCTCGGGGGCGGAGGTAGGCAGATAGGTGTCCTACCTCCGTCCCCTCCCTACTACAACTACAGAGGAGATCGCAATGCCAGAGACACTCTCGGGCGTCATCAGCGTCCCGTACATTATCGAGTGGAACACTCGCACGGACATCATCTCCGTTCAGGCTTGGGGTGCGCGCTCCCTGGAACAGTGGCGCGCGATAGCTGACAGTGAGGTGGGTGGCACGCTCCGCACTGTCGCTATGGAGGTCATGGACTTCGTGGAGTTGCTCCATGCCCGCTAGGTTCTCGGCGTCGTACGCCGACCGGTACATGGCCTGCAACGCAGCAGCTAACCTCGACATCGCTCTCCCCGGCTTCATCGAGCCGGAGCGAGACGAGACCGCGGAGAACGCAGCGAACCTGGGGACCATGATCCACGAGATCATGGCAGACGCAGCGGCTCTCACGCCGATGCAACTGGAGGGACTGCTCCAAGCGCTGACCTGGTACCGGGCTCTGCTCGCTCAGCGGCGCTGGAAGAAAGTCATCGAGGAGAAGGTGGACGTGGACTGGCTACCGTCAGCCCCCAAGACTACCGTCGACCTCGTGCTCTACCTCCAGGACGAGATCCACATCGTCGACTGGAAGACGGGGAAGATCCTCGTCGACGCCAAGGACAACAAGCAGATGCTCTACTACGCTGCGACGCACGCGTGGAGAGCGCCAGGCGCTAAGGGCGTGTGGGTACACATCGTCCAGCCGTGGGCTGACGGTCACATCGACAGTCACTACATCACGGTGCAGGAGTTGAAAGACTTCATCGCCGACGCAGTGGCAGCGGACCTCGCTATCACTGCTGGGAACATCACGTTCCACCCGACCGAGAAGGGCTGTCTGTTCTGCCCGGCTAACCCGCACTCGCGGGGCGCCAAGGGCAACATCTTCTGCCCTGCTCTCATGAACCTGTACTACCCAATGCCCATCGACACTGATGCCCTACTACTCGCGGAGGAGTAATGGACCCGGACGGATTTAAGATCGAGCCCGCCATCAAGAAACTGATGCGGGAGAAGGAACAGAGTGACGCGTCGAAGCAAGAGCTCCAGTCGTTGTTCAACACGCTGGGAGCGCAGGCTGCTCAGGCCCAGGAACTCTTGAAGGAAGTGCGAGTGGAGTCCAGTACCAACACCATCAGGATTCCGAACATTACCGCGACGACAGGAACGTACACTACCACGAACGCGAGTGGCAACAAGCTGCCTCCGAAGTGGTACACGGATCCTAACAACGTACCGCCGACAGGGAAGATCAAGCACAAGAACTTCATTGGCCTGGACTTCGAGACGTACTGCGAGCTCAACCTCAAAGAGGTCGGGATCGACAGGTATACGTCTCACCCGTCGTTCCAGGTCCTCATCGGATCCATGTGGGACGGCGTGGACGGGACGGAGTTGGACTTTGTCTTCGACGGGTTCAACTCACTCGACCGACTCAAGGCCGTGGCCGAGGACCCTGACCTCGTCTTCGCGGCACACAACGCCCAGTTCGAGCGGAGGTGCCTGAAGAAGCTGGGGATCACCCCAGCGAACGAGCTCACAGACTCGGCGGTCGTGAGCCGCATCAACGGGGGTGACTCCTCGCTAGCCAACGCCGCTGAGCAGCTGCTCGACGAGAGCAAGGACGGCAGGGGTGAGCGGCTCATTCGCAAGTACTGCGTGCCGCTGCCCGACGGGTCTCAGCCGGAGTACGACGAGATGGAGGTGGACTGGACCTGGTTCCAGGACTACTGCAACATCGACGCCCAGCTGTCCTACAAGCTCGCTGAGGCTGACCGCGCTCTGAAGTGGGACGCTGTCGAGTGGGAGAACGAGCGCATCACGCAACGCATGAACGAGCGTGGTTGGCCCGTCGACATGGACTTGGTCCACAAGATGCAGGAGCGGTTCGAGCAGAACAAGGCCGTGACTCTCCAGCTGTTCCAAGAGAAGCACGACCCCAACAAGGAGCTCAACTTCAACTCGACCCAACAGCTACAGCGGTGGTGTCGAGAGCGAGGTGTCGTTGCTACGTCGTTTGACAAGGACGCGGTGCCACGTCTCATCAAGAGTATCTCTCGGAAGCTGGAGTCGCTGGATCCTGGCCACGCCAAGTATGACGGGTACCAGGAGGTGCTGGCGCTGGTGCAGACGAAGAAGGAGTTGGGCTCACCCACTCTCTCGAAGCTCCAGAAGATCGTCGACACCGTCGGTGACGATGGTCGGCTGCGCTACCAGTACATGCACGCCGGTGCTGCACAGACTCGTCGCTGCTCAGCACGAGGAGTACAGATGCAGAACCTCAAGAAGATGAAGCACAAGCGCAACGTCGAGGAGCTGTTCGACGACTCTATCTGGTGGAGCAACAACGACATGGCGGAGAACCTTCGCCAGGTGTTTCGTGCCGAGGATCCAGACGGTGAGATCATCGTCGGGGACTTCAGCTCCATCGAGTCTCGTGGCCTCGCCTACCTGGCGGGGGCCGACTGGAAGCTCGACATCTTCCGCAAGGGTGGGGACATCTACAAGGTCCAGGCCAGGAAGATGATGACCATCGACCCGGCCGTCGAGGTCAGTGACAGCGAGAGGCAGACCGGAAAGATCGGCGAGCTGTCGTGTGGCTACGGAGCGGGGCCGGGCGCCGTGCAGTCGTTTGCTCTCGGCTACGGAATCGAGTATTCGGAAGTGGAGGCGGGCTACGTCGTCAGCGAGTGGCGGCGCTCCAACCCAGAGGTCGTTGCGTTCTGGGAGCTGCTCGACAGAGCTCTCAAGGAGATCCTGAAAGCGAGCGTAGGGGCCGTGCAGTTCCACCCCATCGCTCACCAGATGCAACTTCGGTTCGAGCTGCACCAAGCACCGGCGTCGCTACACGCTATCCACGCCGGAGCGAAGTCGATCTACGTGTACCTGCTCGACAGCAGGGGTCAAGTGGTCCTGTGGACACCGTTCCACGGGGTCTACGAGAGGGACCGGTCGATCTGCTTCTACAAGGCGAGCAGCAACAAGGGTGGAGCCGCGTGGTCGAAGGGATACATGCACCCCAAGACCAACAAGTTCACCTTGTACTCTATCTACGGGGGCAAGCTGACTGGCATCCTGACTCAGGCATTCTGCCGGGAAATTTTCTACGACGTTCTCCGGAACGTACAGCGGGAAGTTGACAAGCAGCCTGAGCTGGAGATCATCGGTCAGTTCCACGACGAGATCGGCGTCGAGTACACACCAGCGAAGAAGGGCCTCTCGCTACCAGCGGGAGCCCACACCGCAATGATCCAAGCAATCATGGAAGCACCTCACCCAAGGTACCCGTGGTTCCCGATCAACGCGGTCGTCAAGTACGACAGGAGGTATACGAAGTGATGATCATCGGAGTGGACCCAGGCCTCGTACACACGGGCATGGTGTTCCTCAGTGTCAACGAGGACGTCTTCACCTACGGGTCATCGTCGACAATCATTCAGGGGATCGACGCGGGGGGAATCGCGAGCCACTGTGAGGAGGCTGACCGCGTTTACGTCGAGGACTTCAGGGTCCGAGGCGGCTTCGGCACGAACGCGCCGATGCTCAAGGGTCTCGGAGAGATCAAGGTCGCCCTGCCTAATGCCGAGTTCCTCGACAACTGGGGGGTCAAGACCGTCATTACCAACGACGTGCTGAGGCTCTTGGGCCTCGAAAAGTTCAGCATGGCGACCAACCACCAGGACCTGAAGTCTGCCGCGCGCATCTTGCTGCTCGGCATGGCCAAGGACCCGGAGACGAACCGCCTGCTCTACAGGATGGTCGAGAGACAGTACAACCTTCGCGATCCAAAGAATCCGATCGGCCCACTAGCAGCGTAGGGAGGACAGAGTGACCTGGAAGAATCCTAGCCGGGCACACTTGATTAACAAGTTCGAGGGCACGGCACTACCTAAAAAGGCACCGCGCTTCAACGTGGTCGCAGCTGAGCCCTGCCCGGACTGCAAGGCTCCGGTAGGAACACCTTGTTTCTCTCTCATCACGGGAGAGTACAAGAGTGTGCCTCACATCTCACGGAGGCGAATCGCTCTCCGCAACTACTACAAGCAGAAGGAGGCCGACAATGGCTGACAACCAAGGTACGACCCAGGATCTCCTGGATGGTCGTGCCGCGACGTACGGACCACGAGTGCAGAACATGGACTCGATGGCCAGGATGGTCAACGCGTACCTGGACGCCGTCGAGGTTCGCACCGGCAAGCGGGAGCTGGCTGGCGAGGACTTCGCCATGATCATGGTCCTGTACAAGGTGTACCGCTTCGGCGCGACGCCGGACTACCGGGACAACATCGCGGACGTCTTCGGCTACGCTCAGATCGCTGAGGAGTGTGTCGGGGACCGCATGATCGAGGCGGGGTCGGCTAAGGAGTACCAGCAAATTAAGGCGGAACGTAGTCTGGAGACCAAGGAAGAGGCTGCTAGCGCGTTCTACGCAGAGGTCTCAGCTGCTGAACACAAGGCAGCGATCGAGAGGCTGCTGAGGCCGTGGGGGGCGCGTGGACCGATGGACACGGACGCAAAGACCGAGGCTCCAGGTATCATCCGCCTGCCCGACACCAAGCCCTTCGGGGGCTGGGAGATCCAGCTGGCGATGGCCTGCATGGAGTGCGGGCTAGAGTTCGTCCACATCGAGTACCTCAACGAGCTGGAGCCGGCGCCACCGGAGCTAGACGTCGAGTGCCACTGCCCGCGTGGACACCTCCACAAGGATACCTTCACCTGGAACGGTGAGAAGTATGAGTGATGACGGCGTCGAGCTCTCGGACTGGGAGCTGGCGCTGCTAGGCGGCGGCTACATCCCGATCCGAGAGGAGGTGAACACCTGCCTCGCGAACGGGGGTGTCAGGCTCTTCGACTATCAGGCGGAGCTGTTAAAGTGGGAGTGGGATCAGCGGGCTCAAGCCGCGCCCAACCTCCGCATCTGTCTGTACTACAAGACCGGTGCGGGCAAGACGCTCACAGCGCTCCTCGCCGTCAAGGCGGCGGGGTACGACAAGGTGCTCGTCGTCACGCCGCCAGCGACGGACTGGTCATCGGCAGCTGAGCTCCTCCAGATGGAGATCGAGTGTATCTCGCACGAGATGTTCAGGAGCAAGAACTTCAGGCTGATCCGGTCTAAGACCAAGGGCGACACGCCAATTATCTTCGACGAGTTCCACAAGCTCGGTGGTCACACCGGTGCTGGGTGGACGAAGGCGGAGAGGGCCTGCAGGTCTCTCAAGGCTCCGGTAGTACTGTGCTCGGCGACGCCGAACTACAACGCCGCCGAGCGGGTCTACTGCGTGGGGAAGATCCTCCACCCGTACGCCTTTGAGGGTGGGTACATCGAGTTCTTGTACCGACACTGTGAGACCCGGCAGAACCCGTTCGGGCAGACGCCGGAGGTCGTGGGGTTCCTGAAGTACGAGTCGGCAGAGGAGTTCCTCGCCGACATGGAGAGGGTCTTCTACGTCCCGGACGACCTGGTCTACTCGATCAACGACATCCTGTTCGACGTGGACCTCGGCGAGGTGTTCGAGGACTACAACCTCAACACCCGCAAGGAGAGGTTCATGGCCAGCCGCCTGGAGAAGGAGCACGCCCGCGCTATGGCGCAGCGGTTCCACCCGGACGGTAGGATCAGGCAAGAGCTCTGGGACGCGCTAGAGCAGATGGTGGGCGAGGTGGCGACACCGACCCTCATCTACTGTCAGTCCGCAGAGATCGCTGAGCAGCTCCACGAGGTGCTCTACAGGAGTGACGTCAGCGTCGCCCTCCTGACCGGCAAAAAGTCGGGCAAGGAGAAGCGCGCGATCATCGCCGAGTTCATCAACGGTGACTACGACGTGCTCATCGGGACGGCTACTCTCGCTACGGGAGTGGACGGCCTCGACAAGGTGTGCGACCAGCTCATCATCTTCCACGACATCGTGGGCGACGACGCGCTTCGACGCCAACTCATCGGTAGAATTATGCCGAGAGGCGCTGACACGGACACGTCTCGCAAACTGGTTCACCGCTTCATCTTCCAACCGGACGCATAGTGGGTGGGGTCAGCAACCGCTGGCTTTTCCAGGAGAAGAGGAAGTGATGGCCGAGACCGAGAAGAAGGATCCAATGGCTGCTATAGTCGAGCGGATCGAGCGGGCTGCGGCTAAGGATGACACGACACCGGAGGACGCGCGGGAACACCACGCGCAGACGATGTTGCTCATCCAACAAGTCAAGGCTTTGCGAGCTGGTTAAACAAGACGGCCCCCCAGGTTAGATAGGAACCTGGGGGGTCGTTTCCCCTACTACAAGGAATCGCAATGACTAATATAACCACTCAAGAGAGTCTGAAACTGGCGGCCATGCTCCCTGCTGCCAAGGGGCTGGTGAAGCACGGCCACGACATTTACCAATCTGTACACTGGGAGGACGAGCTCCACAACGCGACGATTCCTGCTGAGGAGCGTATCTGGAAGAAGCTGAACCTGTCAGCTGAGGGTGGCGACATCCGTGCCTTCGTTGAGGAGTATGGCTACCACTTTCAGAACGCAGAGTCCTACAAGAACTTCCTGTTCCAGCTACGAGGTAGGCTGCTCGAAGCACCGGGGTCTCCGGACACCGTGCTGATCAAGGCAGACACCCTCCTGCAGCTGGGTGTCGACGGCAAGCTCGTCTTGCCCGACGGAGAGTTCAAGAAGAACTACATCAGGGTGCCGCTCAACGAGGACCCGGAGGTCATTCGAGAGGTGTTCGACGTCTTCACCGACTGGCTCGGTAGTGACGTCGTGGCACACTCGCTGCTGCACCACCTGGCGACCGCTCTGGCGCCGGCGTGGACACCGGTCAAGTACGTGATCCTCATTGGCGAGGGCAGTAACGGCAAGTCAATTCTGTTGACGATGCTGGAGAAGCTCTTCGGCAAAGAGAACGTGTCGAGAGCGAGCAGGCAGGCGATCTCAGCCGGTCGGCCGCTCATCGCGGGGCTCAACCACTCCCTCATCAACATCGTGGGGGACGGTTCAGCAGAGCGGATCACCGACTCCTCGAACGAGAAGGCGCTGACCGCTGGCGAGCCCATCTGGATCGAGAAGAAGTTCGAGAACGACCCCATCGAGATCCAGACGAACGCTCTGTTCATCGAGGCTCTCAACCGGGAGCCGAACAACCGCGAGGACTCGTACGCGATGGACCGCCGTCTCGTACGGTTTGCCTTCAACAAGCGGTACGCGGCGAACGAGTCGTTCAGGCGACGGATGCTGAGCGACGAGGTCCTAGGAGCATTACTCATGCTGCTCATCGAGCACTACGTCCTCCCGTCGGAGGCCGCAGAGAAGCTGGTGCAGACCCAGGAGTCACTGTCGCTGCAGGCGGAGCACAAGCTGCACTCGTCGCGGGTGCTGCAGTTCCTCGTCGAGGACCAGTCCGCGGTCCTGCAGGACCTGGTCGACAAGAAGACGAGGCGAGTGCTGGAGAGCAGCATGGTCACGGCATACCACGTCTGGCTGGGTAACAAGAAGTACAACTTCTCCCGGACAGAGGCGATGCTAGACCTTCGGACAGTGTTCGAGCGCAAGAAGACCACGCGGGGCGTGGACAAGACGATCGACTACAACTACACCGCCATCAAGGACACGATGGCCCGAGACATCGCGATGCTGCTGCAGCACGCGAACGAGGAGAACGATGACATCATCAACGCCGTGGTGGGAGACGAGTAACTACGCCCTAAACACCGTCGTACCGGCGGACTTCATGGACTTCGTGGGCCCTAACGGCTTCGCGATCCTAAAGGCGTGGCAGAACGGCAAGACCCAGCCTGGCTGGGGCAGGGACTCGTTCATGTTCAACTACGAGAGCGGGGAGTTCCTCTTCGCGGGTACCAAGGTATCTGGGTACGCCGCGAAGAGATTCAACCTCGCGCTCGTCATGCGGTCGGTGCGACTCATCTGTGTCGACATCGACGGTAAGAACGATGGTAACGTCGGGGTTCGTCAGTTGTTCCTGAACGACTTCCCGACGACATCCGAGATCAGCAAGAGTGGTAATGGTTACCACCTGTTCTACTCAGTGCCAGACACCTGGGATGCCAAGTACGGCTTCGAGGCCTATGACGACGTTATCGGCATTGAGAAGGGGGTAGACATCAGGGGAACTGGCTGTGTCTACCACCACCCGCAGCAGCGCTGGAACGACGTGGAAGTCTCTCCAGCGCCGCAGCACCTGTTGGACCGCGTTACCGAGAAGCACCGTAGGACGGCGCTCACCAAGCAGCGAACCGCTGCGATCAGCACCATGACAACAGAGGAGAAGCTCATGCTCACCGCAGAACTCAGGGGAGAGCTCGCCAAGCCGATCAAGGCTGGCAAGCGCAACGTCACGCTGTACGCCCTCGGGCACCAGCTCAAGGAGGCCGACGTCGACGACTGGGAGAAGATGATCCAGGAGAAGGGGCGGCAAATCGGTCTTCCCGATGAGGAGGTCGACAAGATCATCGAGAACGTTCTGACCTACGCGAAGCCGTAGTCGCTGACGTTACTCCTGGTAGGGGCATCATTCACTTCGGTGGATGGTGCCCCTATTTTTTTAGGGCTAGAATGAGCCTATGACTGAAGACACAGAGTTGAAGCTCGTCCACGAGCGGCACGCCGCGATGGCGGAGCTGTTCCAGAGCAACGCGGGGCCGGAGCGGGAAGCGACCGAACTTAAGCAGTTGCTCGTGGACAGGAAGGCCAGGGACAGGATGCCCCTGACTCGGGAGAAGTTTGTGATCAAAGAGGATCCCGAGCTGGTCCAGTGGGAGCGGGAGGTTCGCCTGTTCCTGTCGCAGCTGTCTCAGACCAGTGCCCACCGAATCTCGGCGGTCATGATCTTCGAGTGGGCGACGGGAATCAGCGTGACCGACCATCTAGCTGACGGTAGGAAGAACAAGGGACGCCCGAAGAAGTCGGAGTTGCGGGTACTGGGGCACCTGCGAGCTATCAACAAGCTCCTCACCGCGTACTTCGGCCAGTCGTACAAGACGCAGATTGCCAATCGCCCCATTGGGAAGGCGTACAGGAAGCCAGTGGGCTGGGCCATCAGGGAACACAGGCCAATCACCATCACGCTGTACGCGGAGTGGCTGACAAAGACGCTCGAAGTATGATCGAGCGACTACCACCGGAGGACAGGGTCCTGCCGGTCACGAAGGATCCTCGCGGGTTTGAGAGGCACAGGGTCGGCTGCAAGTGTGCTGACTGCCGCGCCCCAGGGGCTGCGAAGAAGAAGGCTGCCCGGAGGTTGTACGACCGCCGCGCAGATCGAGAGGGCCGCCCACGGGCCTGGGAAGAAGGAAGAAAAACGGAAGATAAAACCCCTGGTAAAGGGTAGTTCTTCCGGTTCTTCCAGTTCTGCAATCAAACGTATGGGTTATGAATTGAAGAACCCGTTAAATAAGGGCTGGAAGAATGGAAGAATAGGAAGAATAGTATTTTATTAGGGGCTTTGTCTTCCAAATTTCTTCCGTCCGGTCGACGACCGGAAGAATCTACACGAGGAGAGGCCCCTCGGAAACGATCTCGTCCTCCTGTGCGCCGCCCTCTAGCCGCGTGAGCAGCAGCTGGATAGAGTTCAGGTCAGCCCCCATGACGGCCTGCAGGATGATCGTGGCCGCGAGCTGGTCTTCCCAGTCGCCGGAGTTCTTCCACACCGACTGGACGGTACCGAGCCGCTGCATCCACAGCCACCGGAGCCGGGTGTCGACGCTGCCCCTGTGCTCTGGCGGGATGGACTGCCGGAACTTGCTGGTGACGATCTCTGTCACTTCTTGATCTCCGCTGTCGTGAGGTCGTGGAACTCCACGGACTCCTTCTTCATGACCACGGGGTTGGTGCCTGGCCGGCGGGTACCAACGCGGCGGTCGAGGATCATCTTCTGAGCCCTGGTCGCCTTCGACATACCACCGCGCACCTTGGCGTTCGGGTGCTTGGCGATGTCGAACAGGATCTGGGGGATGGCCTCGTAGACCTTGGTCTCGACGGTGATCTCGGCGACACGGGGGTTGTCCGTGTACGCCTGGAGTGCCTGCCTAATACTGACGTACGCCACTTCTCCACACCTCCGACCAGTCCTCTACATAGTCTATCGCGCTCGTGCGGCTGGTGTCGTGGAACGAACCACTGAAGAAGTCGAGGTCCTGTGTAGCCTGGACAGCGTACCTGAGCGCGTCCATCATGTGCGAGTACTTGTCGTGCCTCGGTCGCGGTGACCACTCCTGCATCTTGCTGTTGAACTCGTACTTGTAGTTCTCCATGCAGTCGAGGAGGTGGTCACAGTTGGTCTTGTGGACCACGGTGTTGTAGAGCGCCATGCGGGTCTTCTGGATGTCGGTGATCTCATCGATGCCTCCCTGGCCTCGGACCTTCCAGACGGCTGACGAGCGGGCGAGCACCGACACGGAGTGGAACTTGGTCTTCACCATGTCCGCCGGCGTCGTGTTGATCGCGGTCTCATGATGTTCGGCATCCCACGGCAGGATGATCGTGGCCAGCTTGGCGAACCACGGCTTCAGTCGAAGGTCGTCGACGTAGTCGGGGAGAGCCTTGCCGTGCCCCTCGCCACAGTCGAAGAGGAACAGCTGGGCGTTGATCCACTGGAAGGCGATCCAACTGGTCGCGTCCGACTGGGCGCCGGAGGAGCCGATGTCGAACACCACGTAGACGGGGTGGGCCGGGTTCAGGTTGAAGTCGTGGATGCGGTGGTCGCGCTCCATCTGCATGTAGGCTTCACCGTAGACAGCAGCAGCGTCCATCTCCTCGAACGAGCAGTAGTACTCCTGCTCGAACATGCGGTCGTTGCCGAACTGCTTGAGGTAGTAGTCGCGCGCCTCTTCCAGCTCGAACTGGCTGAGGACTGGCTGCAGCCCCTCGGCGACCATCATGGCGTTCAGGTCGTCGATGGTCCTGATGAGGATGCCACCGTAGTCCTTGCCCTCGATGGACTGCATGAGCTTCCACAGCGGATTCTCGCGCTTACCACGGGGAGTGCTCACCACCATGAGGCGCTTGTTCTCGCGCGGGTTCATGATGATGGGCATCAACCTGGGGATCGGGTTCTCCCGGTCGAACAGAGCTAGCTCCGTGAAGGTATAGTCCTGGAACGCCGTGCCGACGCCGTTCTTGTCGCGGCCGTTCTGAAAGAAGCCCTCCAGCTTCAGCCGGCTCATGTTAGAGAACCGGCCCTCCATGACGGTGTCCCGCCAGGTGACTAGTTCTTCTGGAACGTTGTCCTTGAGCATCCGCACGTACACCTCGTTGTCGAGGTACGTCTTGTCCCACAAGATGTTGCGGATCATGGGCGAGTCGGGGGCGATGTAGACCCCGGTGGTCTTCGGCGTCCGGAGTCTCGCCTCGCACTGCTCCATCGACGCGCCCACGTCCTTACCAGTCTGTCGGGGTAGTACGCAGATGCTGACCCGCTTGGAGCGGAACAGCGTGTGCATCTCAGCCTGGTAAGGACGCGGCCGGTAGTGAACCGGGAAGATGGCCACTAGATCCTCAGATTGCCTGGGGCACCTGGTAGCGTGTTGAACAGGGCTTCGAGATCCTCGGCGTCCTTGTCTCCACCGCTGCTGTTGCCCGCCCTGGACTGGATGCCCGCCTGTGGCGGGTCAGCGGCGGGTGAAGCAGCCGGAGCGGCAGCAGAGGGGGTCGCCCCCGCTCCGGCTACAGGTGTGGGCGTTGTAGCGCCGAGCTTCTGTCGGAGAAAGCCAATCATCGGCTGGACCTCGATGGAGTAGCCGAGCAGCTTGCCGTCGAGCCTGAGCTCGTAGGGCTTCGCCATCGTGGCAAAGTCGTCGGCCAGTTGCTTGTTGAACTGCTTGGTGCCTGGTACTAGGTCGGGGTTCGAGCGGAAGAGCTCGACCGACTGGCTCAGGGTGACCTGCAGGTCTCGGGCAGACTCCATGCTGGCGTCGACGCGGGCGTTGAACTCGTTGTCCAGGATGGACTTCAGGTGAGCCTGCCAGTCGGCGGCCTGCTGACTGTCCTTCAGGACGATCGTCTTGTCGTCGATGAGCGACGGCACTTCCTTGCCGATGAGGGCTCGGGGGTGCTCGCGGATGGCGTTGATCTGCGGCTGCATGTCCTGCATGAACTGCTCGTTCACGATCTGCTGGTGGCTGTTCTCGAAGGCGACCTCTATGCCCTCGTGGAGGTTTCCCCAGTCGTCGTCGGTGATGGAACCGGCGTCGAGCTGCCAGTCAGCGGGGCGCTCTGCCCACTCTCGTGCCAGGATTTGCTGTCGCTCATCTCCTGGAGTTGGTACTGGAGTTGCTTCGCCTTCTGCTCCAGGCTGACCTCCAGGAGTAGTTGGCTGTCCAGCAACCGGGAGAGCAGGATCGACCGCTGGCGCTCCCGCGACTGGCGCCGCAGGGTCCGTCTCAGGGACGAACTGAGCCATGATGTCCGCAAAGCCAGTGTCATCGCTATCCAACTCCGGGAGCGGAGTGGGAACAACCTCACCCGATTCAACATCAGACATCACAGGCTCCCTTGGTACTCATTGAGGGATTCGTGCATAGCTTCCTTCTCGCCCTCAGCAAAGCGGAACTGGATCTCGTCCAGGTGGGCGATG